AGGAACAGACCGCCGCATACAAAGAGTATCAGTACTATGCCGCTTTCAAGGCATTCGTGATGAAATACCGCCATGTTCGCAGTATGACCAATGCATTGGATGCCGCAAAGCCTCTGGTTCTCCACAATCCCGAAGCTCTCGACAGCAATCCCATGCTCTTGAATACCCCCGGAGGCACGTATTATCTGCCCGAAGGATTGAATGGCTGGAAGCCCACAGACCCTGCCGACCTCTTAACGAAAGTGACGGCGGTCGTTCCGAGCAATGAAGGCGAAGAACTCTGGAATGATGCGTTGCAGGTGTTCTTCTGCGGTGACCAAAGCCTGATTGACTATGTGCAGATGATTTGCGGACTTTGTATTGTGGGTAAGGTGTATTTGGAGGCGATGATTATTGCCTACGGTGACGGACGAAACGGCAAGAGTACGTTCTGGAATGTCATTTACAAGGTTCTGGGAAGTTACAGCGGTAACATTTCAGCGGACGCACTGACCGTCAATTGCAAGAGAAACGTGAAGCCGGAGATGGCGGAACTGAAAGGAAAACGGATGATTATTGCGGCAGAATTGCAAGAAGGGATGCGGCTGAATACCAGCGTGGTGAAACAGCTGTGCTCGACCGACCCGATTTTTGCCGAGAAGAAATTCAAAGCACCATTCCACTTTGAACCATCTCATACTTTGGTGCTGTATACCAATCATCTTCCAAAGGTCGGTGCATCGGATGATGGCACATGGCGGAGATTGATTGTCATTCCGTTTCACGCAAAAATTCAAGGCTCTAAGGACATCAAAAACTACACGCAGCATCTTGTGGATAACGCAGGCGGTGCAGTGCTTTCCTGGCTGATTGAGGGTGCAAGAAAGGTGATTGCGGCAAACTATCAGATCAACAGACCGCAGTGTGTTTTAGATGCAATCGGAGCCTATCGGGAAGGCAATGACTGGCTTGGAAACTTCATCAATGAATGCTGTATCGTGAATAGAAGCTATCAGGAGAAATCCGGTGAACTTTACAACAACTACAGAGAATACTGCATTGAAAATGGTGAATACATCCGCAGTACCTCTGATTTTTATGCGGCTCTGGAACAGGCAGGATACAAGAGAAAAAAGATGAGGGATGGTAAATACATCATTGGAATTCAATTGACTTATGGCATCCTCGACTAACTTGACCGGCACAAAAATACGAAAAAAGCCCCAAAAATCGGGAGTGTGCCGGTGTAAGCCGGTCATATACAGTCTTTACGCAGGCGAGAAAAAAAGTAAAAATTTCTTCTATATATAAGGCTTGTAAATGACCGGCTACGAGCGGCACAATTCCCATATTGCGTACTTTTTAGGAGGAAACATTATGTGGATCAAGAAAAATAATCTTTTGGTTAACCTTGAAAAATTTGATGCACTCTATCAGGACACATTACATCCTGAAAATCTTGTGATTATGACCGATAGGAAAAAAAGAACTCTTGCCAAAATAGATGATGTCCCAAGGGTTCTTGATGAAATAACTGAAGCTATGAAAAATGGTGAAAGTGTGTATGTACTCCCATGCTAGAAAAAATCATTGAAGAAAAACTCAAAAAGGCAGTAAAGCAAAATGGCGGTGTGTGCTGGAAATTCACGTCTCCCGGAACGGCAGGAGTTCCAGACCGCATTGTATTGATGCCTGGCGGCAGGATCGCTTTTGTGGAAGTGAAAGCACCCGGAGAGAAACCCAGACCGCTTCAACTTTCCCGGCATAAACTTCTGAGGCGATTGGGTTTTCTGGTTTATGTCTTGGATGCTTGTGAGGGCATCGAAAAAATCATCTCGGAGGTGAAAAGCGATGGAACTACATGATTATCAGAAATATGCTGTTCGCTTTATCGAAGAACATCCAATTGCAGCACTTTTTCTGGACATGGGACTTGGTAAGACGATTACAACACTGACCGCAATCCACAATTTGATGTTTGATTTGTTTGTGGTTAGAAAGGTTCTGATTATTGCACCGCTGCGAGTTGCACGGGATACCTGGTCTGCTGAAATCGAAAAGTGGGAGCACTTAAAACCGCTACGATACAGCGTTGCAGTCGGAACGGCAGAAGAACGCATTGCAGCTTTGAAGGCAGATGCCGACATCTACATCATCAATCGTGAAAATGTGGACTGGCTTGTCAGCAATACCGCCTTTGACTATGACATGGTTGTGATTGATGAACTGTCCAGTTTCAAGAACCACCAAAGCAAACGCTTCAAGGCACTGATGAAAGTTCGACCGAACGTGAAAAGAATCGTAGGTTTGACAGGCACTCCTGCCAGTAATGGTTTTATGGATTTATGGGCGGAATTTCGTCTGCTGGATATGGGGCAGCGGCTCGGCAGATTCATCGGGCAGTACCGGAACGCCTACTTCAAGCCCGATAAGCAGAACGGCTATATCGTGTATTCCTACAAATCCCTGCCCGATGCCGAAGAACGGATCTACGAAAAAATATCGGACATCACCGTTTCGATGAAAGCAGTTGACCACCTGCACATGCCGGAATTGCTTTCCAACGAATATCCCGTGCAGCTGTCCGACATGGAGCAAGAAACCTACAAGCGGTTCAAGTCTGAATTGATTCTGGAGATGCAGGATATAGAAATCACTGCTGCCAACGCTGCCGCCCTCAGCAACAAACTTTCCCAACTGGCGAATGGAGCGGTGTATGACGACACCGGAGCAGTGATTCCCATTCACAGCCGAAAGCTGGATGCACTGGAAGACCTAATAGAAGCTGCCAACGGCAAACCCGTTCTGGTGGCATACTGGTTCAAGCATGATTTGGAGCGGATTCAAGAGCGACTGCGAAAGCTGAATGTTTCCTATCAGGAAATCCAGTCCTCTGACAGTATTCGGAACTGGAACGCCGGAAAGCTGCAAGTTGGTCTGCTACATCCTGCCGCTGCTGGTCATGGCTTGAACTTGCAGGCAGGCGGCAATGTGTTGGTGTGGTTTGGACTGACCTGGAGTCTGGAGCTCTACCAGCAGACCAACGCCAGACTGTGGCGGCAGGGGCAGCAATCGGAAACGGTTGTCATTCAGCATCTCATCACCAAGGGTACGATTGACGAACGTATCTTGAAAGCCCTGACTCGAAAGGAACAAACCCAGACCGCTTTGATGCAGGCAGTCAAAGCAGAACTTGGAGGTAGCAGATGAATATCATTTGGCAGTACTTAGACAAACGGAGTGCCGCTGTAAACGCACTGAAGGATTACAGCAGCATGGCTTACATCCTTGCACACACAGACGAAGAAATCGCACAGGTGCATGAAGACACCACAACCCTTGGCAGTCCGGCATTTACAGATATGCCGGGCGGCAGTCCGAACCCGCAGTCCGGCGAAATGCGAATTATCACTGCCATTGACGAAATCGATGTGCTGCGGGAACGGTATCGTCAGGCAAAGGAATACATGGAATGGTTTCAGCCTGCATGGGACAGTCTGTCGGAGGATGAACGGTATGTGCTGGAACAGTTCTATTGGCGGGAAGATCAAAACATTTATACCATTTGCGAGCACTTCGGTATTGAGCGTTCTTCTGCATACAACAAAAAGAATCGTGCCGTACAACACTTGACGTTGCTTCTCTATGGTAAGGCATGAGTAAAATTGAGGATGACTTTTGCAAAAAGGTGTGATATAATAATATCATAGAAAACTGACCGAAAGCCCTGTGGTGTTCCACATGGGCTTTCGTTGTATCCGGAGGTGAACCTTATGCCGAGGAAGGCACTGAAACCATGTAAGCACCCCGGCTGTCCCAATCTGACAGACGGTTTGTATTGTGCGGAGCATCAGTTCCTGCATCCAGACCGACCGTCTGCCGCCAAGCGTGGATACGGCAGCAGGTGGCAGAGACTCAGCAAGGCGTACCTCCGCAGGCATCCCTTGTGTGTGCGTTGCAAGGCACAGGGACGGTTCACGGCATCGACCGTGGTCGACCATATCATTCCTCACCGTGGTGATCCGCATCTGATGTGGGATGAAAGCAACTGGCAGGCGTTATGCAAGTCCTGCCATGACCACAAGACATGGACGGAAGACCGAAATCCTGTCTATCGGTATTGATTGTGTCTGAAATGCTGTCGGTGGGGGGATAAAAATCGCTAATTGTGAATTTTTTACAGACCGGCGTTCCCTCTCACACACAAAAACCAAGGTTCAAACGGGGGATTAACCCCGAAAATATGCAAACAAGCCGAAACCTACGCAGTTTCGGCTATTTTTCTCTCAAAAAGGAAGGTGAAATCAGATGGCAAAGGACGGTACAAGAAGAGGCGGCAGACGAGTTCGTGCAGGCGATAAGCCGAAAGCCCTCTCCGACAAAATCGCAGAGGGTAAGGATGCAGATATTATGGAGTTTCATGCTCCGGAATTGGATGCAGCTGATCTGGACGATGCCGCTGATTTGACCGGTGCGGATATGCCAAGCCCCAGTGCATACTTGTCTGCCCAGCAGAAGAACGGAAAACCGCTGGGAGCAGACATTGTGTACAAAGAAACGTGGCTTTGGCTGAAACAGCGTGGCTGTGAAAAGCACGTCAACAAACGGTTGCTGGAAAGCTATTCGCAGGCATTTGCCCGATTTGTACAGTGTGAAGAAGCCCTCAGTACCTATGGACTGCTGGGAAAGCACCCGACCACGGGCGGCGTTATCGCCTCTCCGTTTGTGCAGATGAGCCAGACATTTCAGAAACAGGCAAACTTGCTCTGGTATGAGATTTTCGATATTGTGAAACAGAACTGTACGACCAAATTTGACGGTACGCCACAGGATGATTTGATGGAACAGCTTCTGAGCAGCAGAAAGTGAGAAATACATGAAAGCAGATACTCAGTTCTGGCGAGATCTGAAAGCCAATCGCCAGAAGATGACCAAACAGCAATACAGAACCATTAAGGGACAGGCAGTCAGCGGAAAAGTGCTGGATGCCAGAAAAGGTTTACAGAAAGTTTTGAAGCGGAGGAATGGAGCATGACCACAACCAAAGAATTTCAGCTTGTTGACATCAACAAGTTAGTGCCTTATGCCAACAACGCCAGAACGCACAACAAGGAACAGATCCTGAAGCTTCGCTCTTCTCTGCGTGAGTTTGGATTTGTCAATCCCGTCATTATCGACAAGGCATATAACGTCCTCGCCGGTCACGGCAGAATTGAAGCCGCAAAAGAAGAAGGTATTGCAGAAGTACCCTGTGTGTATGCCGACCATCTGACCGAAGCACAGAAGAAAGCGTATATTCTTGCTGACAACCGGATGGCATTGGATGCAGGCTGGGACGAAGAACTGCTGTCCGTTGAAATGCAGGAACTGCAGGAGCTCGGATTCGACCTTGGGTTGACTGGTTTCGATGAATCTGAAATCGCTGACCTTTTCGACATTAACAGTGATGAAGCAAAACAGGATGATTTTGATGTAAATGCAGAACTGGAAAAGCCCTGCAAATCCAAAACAGGTGACATCTGGCATCTTGGAAAGCATACTGTTATCTGCGGTGATTCCACTTTGCCGGAAACCTATACAGCACTTCTTGGAGACACAAAAGTAAATCTTGTTTGCACAGACCCGCCGTATCTTGTCAATCTGGAAAGCACGTCAGGCAAAATCAAAAATGATGACCTTGATGATGAAAAAGGATATGCGTTTCTGAAATCTGCATTTGAGAGATTCAAAGATGCCATGGCGAAGGATGCAAGCATTTATGTGTTTTATGCCACCTCCAAGGCACGTGTATTTCATGATGCTTATGAAGATGCAGGCTTCAAGGTCGGTGCAGGACTTGTCTGGAAGAAAGACCGTCTTGTTCTCACCCGAACCGACTGGAAGTATATCCATGAACCGATTATCTGGGGCTGGAGAAAAGACGGAAAGCATATCTGGTATGGTGACCAGAAACAGAAAACAGTATTTGAATTTGACCGCATTAAAAACAGCAAAGAGGACGGCTGCGGACATCCGTCCAGTAAACCAGTCCCGCTGATCGCCTATCTGATTTCCCAGTGTACGCAGACAAATGGAATGGTGCTGGATGGATTTCTGGGAAGTGCATCTACGCTTGTTGCCTGCGACCAGCTTGACAGAATTTGTTACGGCATAGAGTTTGAACCGAAGTTTGTTGATGTAGCCGTTGAAAGGTACATAAAACTCCATGACGGAAATTCCGATGATGTGTATTTGATTCGGGATGGGAAGCGAATGGAATATTCGGAAGTAGAGGTGTCAGATGCGTAACCTCACCCTTGGCAGCCTCTTTGACGGCAGCGGCGGTTTTCCACTTGCCGGACTGCTGGCAGGCATTGTGCCTGTCTGGTCTTCTGAAATCGAACCGTTTGCCATTCGTGTGACAGAAAAACGGCTGCCACAGGTGCAACACTTCGGCAATATCAGCGGTCTGCATGGTGCAAAGCTGCCGTCTGTGGACATCATCACCTTTGGCAGTCCATGCCAGGATATGAGCATCGCCGGAAAAAGAACCGGTCTGAACGGCAGCCGTTCTTCTCTGTTTCACGAAGCAATCCGTATCATCCGAGAAATGAGGTGTGCAAGCAATGGCAAATACCCAAGATACATCGTCTGGGAAAACGTCCCCGGAGCATTTTCTTCCAACGGCGGAGAAGATTTCCGCTGTGTCCTCGAAGCCATCTGTTCGGTCAAAGACAGCAGCATTTCAATTCCTCGACCTGCGGGAAAATGGACAAAAGCCGGAGAGATTCTGGCAGAATCCTATTCCCTCGCATGGCGAGTCCTTGATGCACAATACTGGGGAGTGCCCCAGCGAAGAAAACGGATCTTTCTTGTCGCAGATTTTGACGGAACAAGTGCCGGAAAAATACTATTTGAGTCCGAAGGCTTGTCAGGGTATTCTGCGGAGAGCCTCCGTGCGTGGCAAAGAACTGCCGGAAGTGCTGCGGACAGCTCTGGAACGGCAGGCTTGTGCTTGTGTGACCAGGGCGGAGAACGCATAGACATTCTGAAAGAACGCACTGCCACCCTTCGGGCAGAAGCCCATCATCCGCCTTGTGTACTGGAAAATCATCCTGCTGACAGCCGGCTTCAGATCTCTGAGAACGGAAAAGTACAGACGCTGACTTCCAGATGCGGAACCGGTGGCGGAAATGTTCCGTTGTTGATGGATACGCCGAAAACGCTGAAGATTCGCTGCGGAAAAGCTGGCGGTGGAAAAGGCAGTCTGATACAGGAAAACAAATCTGCTACGCTGTCCTGCAACAATGACCAGACTGTATTTCAGCCGAAAGCATACGGCATCAGTTCCTTTTCCAGCAATGCCATGCTTTCCGGTAATCCGCATAGCGGCATTTATGAGGCAGATACTTCCCGTACTTTGGACACCAGCGACCAGTCACCAGCAAAAAACCAAGGCGGTATTGCTGTGCTGGAAAGTTATGCTTTGCAGGGTTCAATGATCGGTCGGTCTGACCAAAACGGACCGCAGGGCGGCGGTGTCAACAAAGAGGTCGCTTTCACTTTGAATGCCACTGACCATCATGCAGTGTATGCTGCTTCTACGGGAAATTTCAGCAGTGCATTTCGGGAAACGACCCCTACACTGCTGGCACGGGACCACAAAGACCCCAGTATCGTTTCCAGTGGTTATGCAGTTCGCAGACTGACACCGCAGGAATGTGCAAGACTGCAGGGATTTCCGGATCAATGGTGCAGTGACCTGTCATCGGAAAATCCCACAGAAGAAGAAATCGACCGATGGGCAGCTATTTTTGAAGAATACCGAAAAGCGGTAAAACCGGAGAGCCGTCCCAAAAGCCGAAAGATGGTACAGAAATGGCTGCAAGATCCATATCGTGATGCAGCAGAGTATCGCCTTTGGGGGAATGGCATCTGTCTGAATGTTGCTGTTTTTGTGCTTGCCGGAATTGTCTGGGCAGATTTGTGATCTGTTACAAATGACCGCCGAAACATTCTACACATCTCACAGTTGCTATCTGTGGGAAACAGAGTTAATATGTGTCATGGCGAAAGCAAAAACGCCGAAAGAAAGGAGTTTTTCACATGACCATTACTTATCACAGTCAAAATCGAAAGGAACTGGTGAAAGCCCTCAGTGAGATTATCGGCATTCCGGCAGTATATCAATTCATGCCCACCTGTGCTTACAAAATCGGGGAATGCTACACTGTTACCAAAGCAGGTGATCTGAAAATCAGCGATCAAGCCGACCATAAGGAAACAGAACGGCTTCTTGCCGAACTGGCAAATCAGGGCTATGCTGTTCCGGACACCACAGAACCGGAATCCAAAGGCTTGACGGTGCAGATGCCAGCCGATTTCTTCACAGAGCATACACTGGGCAATCTCCGGCAGATCTGCGAAAACAAGGCTGCCCTTTTTCAGACTGCTTTTCAAACCGATTCACTGGACATCATTCCATCGGATGAAAA